AGCCAGCGCCTCTGGCGTTTCAGCGCGCGATGTACGTGCCGAGATAAAAGCCTCAGCAGGCGCAGCAGCAAGCTCAACACGGTCAGACTTAACCGTCAACAAAACCTGCAACTGTGGCGGCAGCTCATTAATCCAACGCTTCAACTCGGCAAACAATGCGTCAAACAACTGACCAGACGTGGGTGCCGTCACAACAACCTTATTGGGAAAGCGCAGCAACACATACCACAGCATAGCCCACGACGACGTAGTAGACTTACCCGTACCATGCCCAGACCGCACAGACATCTTGCGCTCACCAGTGGCCAGCGCATCCAAGAACTCAGCCTGATAATCATACGGCGTCGCACCAAGCACCTCTTTAACGAACAAAACCGGGTCATCACGGTAGCGCAGCACAAACTCCTCTAGCGGGTTAGCTTCAGTCATCCGTTATATCCTCATAATCAACATCAATGGCCGACGCATCACGCTGACGATCATCAACCTCAATCGCGGCAATATCCGAATTTACTTTGCGTAGCGCGTCGAGGTGCATGTCGCTCACAGATATGGTCACGTTGGTCTGGGGTCTGTTGCCATAACGCGCCTGATTGTACGAGCCAGCCATAAACTTACGCCACTGAACCTTCTCGCGTGTGGCAGCAATCTCAGCCGACGTACTCTCACCATGCAGCGCGTCAACCATCTCCAAACCCTGATCGACCAGTGCATCAGCAGCGTCAACACGCGACCTATTCAGCACCTCAACATACTCAGGCACAGTGTTCAGCGACGTACTCATATACTGACGGCGGCAATCATACTCATCAGCCAGTTGCGTCATCGTCTTCCCAGACGCGAAATGCTCATAAACAAACTCAGCGCCGCCACGCTTCTCAATGTCGTCAAGAATAGACTTGCGTAATTTTCTGCCAGCCATGTGAACTCCAGTTTTTTTAAATTTTTACAGGGTTTGCACGTCAAAAAGCAAGGGGGGTCTAATCCCTGCCGTGGTTGGGGTGAAAATTATATTTTTCTTCAGCGGCCCTGCGAGCGGCCACTGCGGTGGCAAAGTCCTTTGTCTGGCATAAATGAATACTTTTATTATTCACAGATATAGTAGCCACCCAACGCCAGTTTTTTTTATCCCAATTCACACCAGTGACGCCAGACATGTTATTCGAAAGACGCCTCATATTTCTACTGTTTTCTATTTGAGATACAGCGCGCAAGTTTTCAATCCTATTATCAGACCTGACGCCGTTGATGTGGTCAATCTGATCGTCAGGCCAAGCACCGTGAGTCATGCACCACGCCACACGGTGAGATTTGTAGCGCTTGCCAAGCAAGGACATTCGACTATAGCCGCGATGCGCCTCCTCATACACCATCTCACCAGCGTTGCGGGTGTTAAACCTACGGATGTCTTCAGGTGACGATGGAAACGTCTCCAACCGCTCACGCCATGTAAACTTACCCGTGTCTGGGTCGTACTTGAGGATTTCGCGGAGTTGATCTACAGAAATAGTCATTGGCTTTGCTCCTATATGGTTAGCCGATCATGTGGTCAGGGCGCTGTAACGTCGCTGATCACCCCCCACAGTGTACCCCCCATTCAAGCATTGGCACAATATATTTTTTTTTGAAAGTTGTGTGTGTGGGAAACTATACAAACACACCCCGCCGAAAAACGCTGGCGGGGTGGGGTCATTTGCCCATTTCGGCGCCAAAAGACGCATAACGTGTATTATGTTAAATTATGAATGCAATGAAATCAATGACTTAGCCTGATTCGGCTCAATATTGACAAGATTTGGAGGGATGTGTACGCGAGTGCGCCCGCGCGTCGCTGTCCGTGTGCGCTGCGTGCCCCTAACCTAACCGCAACCAATGTCTAATGCAACGTCCGCGTGATGCTTTCTGCTATCATCTCATCTAGGCCAACCAATGTCTCTGCTAATGACTGCATGATTGCACTCATGCCGACACCCTGCGACAGACGCTCACCGATGTAGTCTGACAGTGCGTCCAGCTCATCGTCAGCTTCCATGCTCTCCTTGCACTCTAACCGCAGCACAACGTCTATACTGAATGTATCACTCATGTTGTCTTCCCATTAAAAAAAAGGCCAGCCCGAAGGCCAGCCAAGTTGGCCATGAAGGCCAGAGGAGTGCAGGAGCAAACAAGGGAGGATAAGGCCAACCTGCCACGCCAACATATGCGAGCCTCACATAAAGTCAATGTCATCCTCAAGTGATGTCGTCGGCGTGAACTTCATCACCCTCGCATCCGGGAAGCTATTGGCAACCTCTGCCATCATATCGGCGAACTTGCCTGCCAGCACTGCGCACACATCGCTGACGTGATACACCAGCCAGCTCGGATGTGCCTGCCTTACCTCACGCATTGAACCACTAGCCAAGAAGCAGTAAACGCTGTCACCATGCTTGCACAGATAACCATCGACCACTGGCGGCTGATGCCCGTCAGCTCTTGCCTTCTGATCCATAACCTCAAGCGCCTTGATTAGGCTCTGCGCCAACGTCTGCGCCTCTACATGCTCACCTGTTCGCATTGCCACGTCCAGTTGATCCTTCAGCTCCCTATATCTCACCGCGAAGGCTGGCGGCACATGTTCAACCAACGTATCACCCCACACGCTTGCTGAGCGCTTATCTGCGGCCACGTAAGGTACAACCGCCGCATACACGAGCCTGCTGTATGTCTCCGCCTCTGCTTCCCGCTTATATGTGCCTCGCTCTGCCATCGCCTTCTTTGCGGCTGCTGACTTTGGGGCGGCTTTCTTCTTTGCGACCATTGACCTGTTCCTATTGCTGTTAATTACGTTGACCATTCCAACCCAGCCAACCTGACGATTTGCTGCGACTGTGATGCTGCCCGAAGGGCATGTGTCACTGGCGCTGCTGGTCGTCTAAATTATAGAGTGTCCACTAAGTGGACTCTATTTAGACCTGCGTCTTGACAAAGTGCGCCACTGCAAGTAAAATCTCGGTAGAGATTTCAGCAAATCCAGTGGCGCATCATATAAATAAGGGGTTTGCGCGATAACGAATCACCCCTGATTTCACCTCATTTCTCCCACTCTGCCCGCCGCCTGCACACCCATGCGCGTCTTGCGTTGGCTCTCTGATTTATACTCAACCTCTTCTAGCAGCTCGGTCTGCATCCACTCCTGAATAACCTTTGTCGCCATGCTGCGCGTCTTCGTGTCTTCTGCTTTATCGAACATCCAACCCGTGATGACATTGCCAACCCAGCGCTTCTTGTCCTGCGGCCTGATGCTGTAACGCTCGCCATCAATACCCTTGTCGATGGTTGTCAGGATTGCGTTGACCACAGGCGTCGTTAAGCCGTCCCACAGGTCAGGCAATGTAAACGCCGTAGCCACGCCAATATTCTCGCCGTTATCAAGCTGAACGCTGACAAGCCTGCGATAGATCGACGTTTCCACTGGCTTGCTTAAGTTGTTCTTGCCAGCGTCCACCCGGAACAGGCCCAGCGCTTTGTTTTCAGGTACACCCATTTCAATGGCGTCCTCTTTTGTTATCTTGTTGATAACTCTGGCGGCACGTGCTGCACCAATTAACGCACCTGCCCCGCGTACACTGTCGATTGTGGCGTCCTCGTTCGGGCTGCCTTTGCGCAAATGGTGAACCACGTCCAACCCGCAACCACACTCGCGCGTCAACTTGCGCATCATGGCAACCACTGCCTGCACTTGTGGGTTAGAGTTCTCGTTGATTGCGTGTGTTGACACGAATGGGTCCATCATCACCAAGCCAACCTTGCGCTCGATGATCTTTTCACGCAGATGCGCTAAAAGTTGCGTGTTTTCGACCAAACCTTCCCGCGTTTCCATCGCCAACGTGATTTGGATGGTGTCCTCGGCGTCCATATACAGCCTGTGTTCACCTGTACTGATGTCAGCGTGTGAAATACTGTAATAACGCATTGCAGCCGCTATTCGAAGGCGCATTTCGCCGCCGTCATCTTCTAAGTTAATTATCCAGACGGATGTGCGCTCTTTGATGGGTTCACCGAGCAGCTCGCGACCTGTTACGATTGCCAACGCCTCTACAATGGCCAGTGAAGTCTTGCCCACGCCGCCCGCTGATGCTGTGACCGTGACAAACCCGCGAATATACTGGTTCCCGTATATCCAGCGCCGTTTAGGTAGGTCAGCTTCGACAAACTGGGCAACAGGTGTCGGCCACTGCCCCTTTGCAGGCTCTGTAGGCTTGCTCTCAGGCTCGTTAGCCTCGTTTTGGGGTTCTGGGTCGGGAATATACTCAAAGTCGTCCAGTTCAGCCTCCTGCGGCTCTGGTATCTGCTGGTTGACCTCTTCAAATGGCGATGGCCGCAGCTCAGCCGCGTAAGTACGCACCGCCGAAGTCATGTCGCCTTGGTGTTCAAAATAGCAATACAGGTCAAACGCGTCGCCCCACGCCATCGTAATGTCGCCCGTCTTTGACTGACCGATGCCTGCGGATGCGTCGCTGCCCGATAGGCTAACCCAGTGCGTGCCGAAATCTTTGGTGGCGTGTGAGCCTGACGTTTGCATTGGGCTGGCGTATGACTTGCTTGCGCCTAGCTGGTTGTAACCGTACTTGGCGAACAGATCGGCAATGGTGTGCCTGTCGTTGAACTCCTGCACCGGGTCAACATCGTCTGCGCTGCGCTTTGCTTCGCGTTCAGCCTGACGGCGTTCACGCTCAAGCGCAGCTCTACGTTCGGCTATCTCTTCATTTTTCTTGCGAAACTTGGCGCTGGCTTCAACCATGCTGCCCTCGATCCGCATGTAGCCGCTGCCGCGATGCTTTGCGCTTTCATAGAACAATGGTTTGCCATCGTCGCCGCGCTTACCTGCTGGCACATTCGGGAGATAGATTGGCTGACCAGTGCGAGCCAGTGCAGGGTCACATGTAATTTTTTCAGCGCGCATCATGTCGAACATTGCCAACTGCATGTCTGCGTATTGATCGCCGCCTACTGGTTCGGCCAGCGGGATGAGTACGCGCCACTTTTTGTTGGCCTCGCTTGCACCTGACGACGAATAGATAAGTGATGCTGCGTCGCCTGTCACCTTACTGACGGCTGCTTGCAGCGTTTCGAGCGCTGGACTTCCCTCATCAACGTCGATGGCCAGCATGTGATACTCGCCGTTTTCGCGCTGGGCGTCGTGGCTGCGTCCGTCATGCTCGCGGTATGTGCTTGGAATTATAAAGCTGGCTTCGGATTTCTCGCGTGCCTGCGGCTGGTCGACCATGTCGGCAATCGCCTTCAGGGTTAGCCCGTCATATGTGCCGCCGCTGTTTATGCGCGTGTCGAACGCACCGTTCGCAGTGAGCATCATTTGCTTGTTTACTTGGCTTGTTTTGGTTACACTCACGTTGAGCATCCTCCTACGGGCATTGGTGGGTTTCTCTCCTATAAGCGCGGCAGGTTCCCACACCCGCCGCGCTTACTTATTTTACCCTTAGAACGGAATTTCGTCGCCGCCTAGATCGTTTGACGGTGCTGGCGCTTTGATGTCGGCAAACGGGTCAGCCGCAGTGGCTGGGCCAAAGTCATCAAGCGAAGTGTTTTCGCCGCCTGACATGGTCGTTGCTACCTCGTCAAAGTCATCCAGTGACGCTCCGCCGTAAACCGCATGTGTGACCTGCACGGTGTCGATCAACAACGATATGCCACCATTGCCGTCTGGGTCAGTCACGGGGTACGCAGTCACTCGGATTGAACCTTTGGAGCCGCCCCAGATTGCAGTGTCTGCCAATGGTTTCTTGTCACCACCGATGACGTTTGGCTTTTTGTTCTCATCGCCCTGCGCGTTGCAACCATTGCGCTTCGCACGGAACTCGACATTGCCATTCTCCAGCTTTTTCATGCCGAAGACTTTTGTGAACGGTGACTTGGTTGCACATGAGTTGTAGTGATCTTTCAGCTCATTGTGCAGCGTGCGCGCGTCGTCTGCACTCATTTCCCAGCCAATGCTGTATGATGCACCCTGCGCGCGTGGCGGGCATTCTTCACTGCGCTTTTCGGCGGTGTTGTACTTATAGGTAGCGTGAAGGCGAGGGTATTTAAACTCGACGTTGCGTACCATTACGGGTTTGAAATCATTAGACATTTTGTCTCTCCTATAGGTTAAATTCGGCTGCGTCTTGCTGCAACCATCGTGGTAAATCAACTACGTTGATCTGGTCGGAGAAGCCTGTCGGGTATTCCCCAGCATCGTTGGCTTCTTTAATTTTGGCAAGGGTCGCATCTACAATGGCATGACCGTAGTCCAAAAATTCTGGTGTAAGCTCTGTCACGTTGACCGCGTATGGAGCCGTTTTCTCAACAAACACAAAGGCAAACCGTTCAGCCTTATGGCCCGCCCATGTCAGCACTTTCATGTAGAAAGCGGCCTGCACATGGTATGAAAAGTCGAGTATTGTCTTGGCCACTGACTTGGGGTCAGATGACTGGCATGTTTTGATGTCATACAAAACGCCGTTCTCTTCCCAGTATGAGTCTGGGCGTGTCTTGATAGCCAACCCGGTCTCAGGGTCAGTGGCGAAAAAGCTGGCCTCGTTGATCGTTGTCGGCCCAGCCATCCGCTGCCCGACTGGGTGAAACAACACGCTGTCAGCGACATTGCGCGCCAAATCATAGTCGCCAGATGTCAGCAGTGTCTTGCCGTCGATCTGCGCAGCTTCATATGCCTCGGACCATGCCTTGCCGCGTCGGGTGTCAGGTCCACGCACCACAAGGTTCTTTTCAGCTTCCAAGCAGAGCGCGTGAACCGCTGTGCCGAGATCAAAAGCTACGCTGGATTTGTAAACCTTGGCTTTCCAGTGCGCCAGCGATTTGCTGTGAACCATCTTAACGTCAGACGAGCTGATGGCGTCCATCGCATGGTATTCGGCATTGGATAGCTTGTCGGCGGTTATCATAGTCATGCCATTAGCTCCCTAACTATGAAACAGAACGTCTCGAAGTCTGTTTCGATTTGACCCTCGCCGCCGTCCATAACGGCAGCCAAAGGTATTACGCAGCGGTCTGGCTTGCGGTCATACTTGTAGATCAAGCACGGCAACTTGCCTTCACGCTCTGCTGCGACTTCAACCTGCTGCCACCATGATGGTGAGCCGCCGATGGGGCCGTCCTTGTATCGCTTCAACTCCAATGTGAACGGAAAGAACTCATTATCAGCGATAAGGTCTGCGTGCGCGCCAGCACGGTATTGCTCAAGGTCGCGCTTGAACTTAATGCCAAGCTCATTGAACAATTGCTGTGCAATGGTGCGCTCATACGCTGCGCCTTTATTGCGCCCGTTTACCATTACTCAGCCTGCGGCTGCTGAACTTCGATGCCAGCGTCCGCTGCTTTAGCTACTGCCGCAAAGCGCACGAAAGCTGTGAATGACAAAGCAGAGCGGCGTGCCGCCTCCGCAATCGCTGCACGTTGTGGCTCAGAAAAGCCGATTAGTTGCTTGTGATCCATGTGGACCTCCTTTTGGTTGCACCTTTTGGCTAATATCAAAAAAATATCAGGTCAACCCCCTTAATGTGCAAAATATTTCTTGCGCATATGTTTTAGACATGCCAAAAGGGTTACAGAAACAAACAAACAAAGGACGATAAAATGACAAGCGCAGTTCACACTCAACGCACTAAGCGCCATCCAATCGGCGATGACAGGGTATATGGCTACGAGGTAATCCAACGCTCTAGTTATGACCCACTTGGCTATGCGGCGCGTTTATACGCCATAGGAGCAGACGGCAAAGTCTGGACGCGCACCACAAGCGACCCAGATCGCTTTTTTGAAACTGGCACAGTTTGGGACGCTGCTGCATACTCCGCAAACATGGTCGCACAAAAATCACATTTTGTTGGCGTTTATGAATCGTCAAAAGTTCGCAAACATTAAACCCAACTGGGGCTACGGCCCCCACAACAAACCAAAAGGAAAACATGATGACAAATGCTCAAAACAAAAAATTAGACACTATTGTCGGCAAATTGGAAAGCCTGCAAAATGAATGGAATTATACGCAAGAAGAGGTGGATGCGATGCGCGCTGCTAAGAGACGGTTAATGGAAATTTTAAAATAATAAACCCAACGGGGGCTACGGCCCCCAAAATTCAAAAAAGGAAATACCATGTATATTGACGTAACAATCTCCAACACACACGAACGCGGTTTTGCATTTGCCATCGCTGAAAATGGCGACCAGATGTTTATCCCACCACACGTAGCTGACGGCCATGACCTGCAACGCGGCAACACTATAACCGCTCAGGCTGCCATCAACCCAAGCGAAGTGCAGCGCGCAAACACCAAGTGGGTCGCACTTAACCTTGCACCAGACATCCCAGCTAACACTGATGCGCAGCCAGTCGCCGAGCCTGAAGTTGAAGTGCAGCCGACCGAGACGTTAAGCATTGAACAGCGTGATGAGTTGGTTCATGGCTTTATCTGCGACGGCCCCTACGCAACCACTGCCGAGATTTCACGTTGCACTGGTCTGGACCACAAGACTGCTGGCAACAGCGCACTGCGCCTGTTCAACTCTGGTTTAATTGCCAAGGCCGATGTCTACAATCGCGTAGGTCAGCAGCGCTCTACTGTTACGCTTTGGGCTGATAGTGCGGCATCATTCTTGGGTGACGACCAATGATTACCGCAGCAGCATGTTTGGCCGCCGCCGTGTACTTTGAGGCGCGCAGCGAACCAGTGGATGCCCAGCTTGCAGTGGCTGAAGTCATCATCAACCGTGCCGACCACCCTGACTTTCCGTCAACAGTCTGTGAGGTTGTCACCGAACACCGCACGCCTGTCAGCCGACCTTGGGCTTGCCAGTTTAGCTTCTACTGCGATGGTAAGTCTGATCGGCCACAAGACGCCGCCGCATGGGCTACAGCGCAGCATGTGGCCTCTCAGGCGCTCTCAGGTGACATTCTGGGCCACGGTGCCGTCTACTACCACACAACGGCTGTTAAGCCTGTCTGGCGGCACGATTTGACCGCTGTGGGGGTTGTCGGCTCACACATCTTTTACACTGACGGCGAATGCTACCTGCCAGCGTGCTCACTGCGCCCACAAGCGCGCCCAGCGGGAGAGATGCTATGATTGATTGCCCAGAATGTGACGGCACTGGCGAGTCAACGTATGAGGTGTTTCACCCGATGTCATTTTCAAACCCGTATGGTGACTTCGAAGAGCGCCCATGCGCATGTGATAACTGCAACGGCAGCGGCGAAGTTGAGCCGTTGGAGGGCGAATAATGGTCAATATAATTGGAGAGTTTTCGAGTGTCAGGGAAAGTAATATTCAAGCGGTTGCTGAGGGTGAACGAGATCATGTTGAAGCAATCGACAGCGAAGGACAGGCCGGGACTGAAGCAGCAACTGGAGGAACAACGTGCGCTGCTAGATATGCTCGAACCTTACCTGAAGCAGTAACCCCAGCAGAAAAATTCGAAGAGCGGCTTGGTATCGCTATGCTAAAAGAGGCTCTGAACAATCCTCAAATACCGAACCCCGAAAAATGGCGTCAAGCGACTGCGTTCGCTCAAGCTCGCCGCGCTCAGCTTACAAAGGAGCGTCGGGAGCGCGTAAAGATTTACGCCGAAGAAGGTGAAATGACAGTTTCGCAAGTCGCAGAGTTGGAGCGCGTCGTGCAGACAACTATCAGAGCAGACTGTCAGGTGATGGGCGTCAGGTTAAAGGCGGGTGTAGTGAAAGTTACGCCCTACCAAGAGGACATCGCGGCACGCCGAGAGATGCTTGCGGAATTAGCGGAAACTGGGATGACACGTCAGGCTGCATCCGTTGAGCTAGGCGTGAGTGAAGCCACGGTTCGGAGGGATATTATGATGATGAGGATCAAGTGGTTGGGAGATAGCCGATGAGTGACCGCAGAATACTAATGTTGGAAAATAATTTGAATGAGGCACGTACGCTGATTAGCGTTCTGCAAGCTAAGGTCGCACGCCAGCGCGACGACATAACACGGATGCGCAATCGCGTTGACACGTTGATGTTCGATAAAAAAGAAATCACCAAAAAGCTGAATGAGATGAGGGAGACGCAAAATGACTGATAGCAAACGTCACCCAATCAGCGATCAAACCAAAGCCATCTGGGCCATGCACAACGCTGGGTCATCTCAAAAGGTGATTGCAGCAAAATTTAACGTGTCAAGCGCCGTTGTCAGTGGTGCCATCAACAGAGGTCGTAAGTCTGGCCACGCCAAGATGAAGGTTAAGACCGTCACAACGGTTTACAACAAAAGCACCTGTATGTGGGGCTACATCGGCCAAATCAGGGACCAACTGTCGCCCGACCAAGCTGAGTGGCTGTTTCATAGCGCAGAGGATTGCGAGTGCAACAGCGTGGCCGAATACATTGCCGAGCTTGTCTTGGATGCGTATGAGGAAGCGAAAGAAAAGGAGAGCAACCGATGAGATACGGAAGCGTATGCAGCGGCGTTGAAGCTGCTACTGCCGCTTGGCACCCTCTTGGTTGGGAGCCGCGATGGTTCAGCGAGATTGAAAAATTCCCCAGCGCAGTGCTGGACCATCATTACCCAGATGTACCCAACCTTGGCGACATGACAAATTTTAAGGAGTGGCCCAATGACCCAATCGACCTTCTTGTTGGAGGAACCCCATGCCAATCATTCAGCGTCGCAGGACTTCGCAAAGGACTTGATGACCCACGAGGCAACCTCATGCTCACCTATCTTGCCATTGCTGAACGAAATAAGCCCAGATGGTTGGTTTGGGAAAACGTCCCCGGCGTACTGTCATCCAACAGAGGACGGGATTTTGGAACCTTCCTCGCCGCGTTGGGGAAAATCGGGTATGGGTTCGCCTACAGAGTGCTGGACGCTCAATACTTCGGAGTGGCCCAGCGACGCCGCCGTGTGTTCGTTGTCGGATACCTTGGAGACTGGCGACGTGCCGCAGCGGTTCTTTTTGAGCGCGAAAGCCTGTCAGGGCATCCTGCGCCGAGCAGAGAAACGGGGCAAGAAGCTGCCCCTACAGTTACACAGGGCGCTCCATTCAGTCGCACGGGAAACGAGCGAGTAGAGGCGGAGGCACTGGTAGCGAAATGCCTGACTGCTAGAGGTGCTGGGGCTGGAAATTTAGACCCAGAGACAAGCAATATGCTGCCCATAGCCTTTGGCGCACAGAACAGCGCCAACCAAGGCGAAAGCGTGTCAACGGAAGTCACGCCAACGCTGGATAAGAGCAAAACGCCAGCGGTGGCGATACAGGCACAAGCGTTAAAGGAAAAACAGCCAAAGTCTCAAGGCTTTGGTATCGATGACAGCGGCGTTTCTTATACTTTAACAAGCGGTGATCGTCACGCTGTTGGGACACAATCCGCAGTGCGCCGTCTAACCCCAATCGAATGTGAGCGTCTACAAGGCTTCCCTGACAACTTCACGCAAATACCTTGGCGCAACAAAGCCGCAGAGAACTGCCCAGATGGCCCCCGCTACAAGGCTATGGGCAACTCAATGGCCGTTCCAGTCATGCGCTGGATCGGTGAACGAATTGAAATGGTGGAAGCACACCAAAAGGAGGCCAACCGATGAATAGAGACGACATACTGCACGAAGCCATGCACTGCATCAACGTAGACCGTGCCGCAACTCATGGCGATGCAGAGGATTCATTCAGCGAAATCGCGAAGCTGTGGTCATGGTGGATCGACAATCGACCAGTGCCAGAGTCAGAGCTGCTGCCAGAGGATGTCGCCATGATGATGGCACTGTTTAAAATTGGCCGTATTGCCGGAAATTCTAGGCACGAAGATAACTACGTCGATCTTGCTGGCTACTGCGCATTGGCTGGCGAAATATCAACGCAGGAATAAACCCGCTATATCATCATCTTCGGCCTGTTGTGTGAAATCAGCGGGCCGAAGTGTAGTCGTGACGCTCTTCATGTCAGAGGCGCTGTAAATGCGCAGCAAGTTTTCCCTCAGGGCCACAAGAACAAAAATGTCAGCATCGCTTCCGCCACGGTTAAACCTGTAGCTTCCATACTGTGAGATTACCCCCGCAGTCTTGACCTCGACACGCAGCACACGATTGCATGGCAGCGTGACGTGCAGATCACATGTGGAGTTTACGTGGGAGACTTGCAGGCCAGCAATTTGCAGCTTGTAGGCGGCGTAAAACTCGCCAGCGCGTCCGAGGCTGGAATCGACGCGACCCCTCACATCAGTCGCC